GTGACAGCGATGGAATCCACCTTAATGTCAATCTCAGGAATCTCAGAAGAACCCTCTAGTCCCCAAGTGGTGGTACCAACGACAGAGCCGAGAGCGCCACCACCAGTTAGACCATCAACCTGTGGGTAGGAGCCAGACAGGTTGCCGGTAGTAGCAACGGCACCATCAACAATATTGATGCCTGTTGCGCCGGCGATGGCGGAGAAGTACAGAGCCAAGTTACCAGAGGCATCTTCACGCTGGAGCCGGCGAACCTGCTGCAGAGTAGATGCGGTTATGTTGGCTACGATACCGTTGACACCGCCGACATCAGTAGCTAGAGCTTGCACTGCTGAAAAATTGTCCTTATCTAGATCAGTAGGGACCGCAGATGCTGCAATAACAACCTCTAGAACCCTGTAGGTTGCGCCAGCGCCAGTAGCTAATGCTAGGAGGTCTGGATCGAATTGGATCTTCTTGAGGTTAGCATTTGTCATATCCGCTCCAGCGGCACCAGACAGATCGATAACAGTGGCAGTTAAGTCACCAGTGGCGATAACAAAGGAGCCACTTGGGGAGCCATATGCGTAACCACGAGCAGAGGTGCGAGGACCAGAAAGGTCGCCACCAGAAGAACCAACGAGGTTAACACCGCCAGTGACCTGGGAACCAACACGATCTGTACCATAGATGGAAGAACCGGTGGTGTTACCCATTCTGCTTGCATCTGCTGTACCACTACCAATATCTCCCGAGAATGTGAAATCAAGGAAGAAGATGAGACCCGATGGGAGACTCATTGGCTGAACGGAAACGAGATCGTTTGCGATCAGCCCTGCGAAAACACGACGCACAATCGGGAATGCGACGGCTGCGAAGCCCTCAACATCACCAGCCTGCATTGTTGTGCTCTCACGAAGAAGCTCCTTGGCTTGGTTCTCTAAGAGACGTGCCATTGAGTTCTTCTTACGATCAGTTCCAAGTCCTTCTAGTAGACCTGTGCGCTCCCACTTTGCTAACAAAGCGTGACCTTCAGCGCGCATATCACGGTTAATAACGCCTTCGCTTAACCTTTCAATTATACCAGCCATTTTAAATACCTCCTGTTAATTGTTGTATTTGTATAATACTGTATTTACTTAATACCAGCTAGTCTCTGCATCCTCTCAGCGAGAGGGTCAGAGATTGTGCTCTCTTGACGAGAAGCACGAATAAAAGATGATCGCTTATTGCTGATCGCTTCGCTCAATGATTTGGGGCTTCGCTTAGGCTTAGCCTCCACTGTGCTTTGAAGGGTCTCATGAATAATCTTCGCATCTGATACTGAACCAGCGTTAGAAATAGCTTCGGCAATCTTTTGTTTTTGCCGCTCATTTAAGGAGGGATCTCTAAGTACACGGTTCGTGTAAAGCAAGCGGGCGTTAGAGAGGTTTACTTCATGTAAACTTTCCCTTAATTCACCAACTGCATGCTCATAGTTAAAAAGTTTCTCACTGAGTTGGCTATTTTCAAAAACCAACTCTTCTTGAGATTTCTTTAAAGTTTTTAATTCGTCCTGAACATCGGTGGAGCGCCGATGGGCTAGCTCCTTCTCGATTTCATATGTGATAGATTCGGAAGAGCGTCCTGCCCAACCAGATAGGTCTGCGCCCATATCGACGGTAAGCTTCTCGACAATTGCGTCGACAAAAGAATCCATGCCCCCTCCAGACTCTGGACCTTTCTTATTTTGCTGCATCATCTCATCATAAGCATTAGAGTTCTCCCAAGCTCCCTCTATGTCAGAGGTGCGGTCAGAGCCCATATCAAAGCCCTCATTAAAGGCGACCTCTACTGTATCCCAGGTTGGAGAGTTAGTGCCCGCGCCGGCAGAAGAGCCCATGCCTTCTTCGAGTCCTGCGTTTTTCATAGCAATCGAGTCTGCTGTTACGGAGGCTGCTTCACCGCCGGCGGGATCCTCTTCGTCGCCAACTCCCGCAGTATAATCCACGTCGGCTTCCGGGTCTGGTAGTTCAGAGTCGTCTTCACTAAGAAGAGCCTCTAGGATATCCTCAGTAATCTCTATTTCTTCGTCTTTGCGTAGGGCAGCGAAGTCCTTGGCGTCGATGTCACCGTCGTCGTCCTTGTCTAGCTTCTTCTGTCCACCAGATAGTTCTTCTTCTAGTTCATCTTCCAAAGTATCGACAGCCTCCTGAAGAGCAGCAAGGTCGATGGTAACAATTCCCTCTTCACCTTCTTTTTGCATGTTATTCGGCATATCTCCTTCTTCCTCTGAAAGATTATCTGTGGCAGCTAGAGGGATATCTCTTACGATATCTTCTTCAGAACCGGAGTCCCCTTCTAGTCCTAGGGAGGTCTCGTCTTGCTCAAGAAGCTTATCGAGAGTTTCTTTAACTTCAGTTGCGTACTTCTCGATAATTGTTGTTTCGGCATTCTTGAGTGCCGAGTCGCGTAACGCCTTTGCGTCTACGATTGCTTCTTTTAATAAGCTTGACATGTATTTGTCTCCTAAAATGGCAAATGTTCAAAAATAAATAGTATGTAATTGAAGTAAAAGCAAGTGTTTGTTACTATCAGTTTGGAGTGTCAACAATAAATCAGCTACTCCTAGCTAATAGTTTCAATCTTGAGCGATATCAGTTAGCAAAAGATATTGCATACGTTACCATTTATTTTTGCCCCATAATCGCCCAGCCGTTAACACCGTTGCCGGCAATTGTCATTGCGCCCCAATCAGCCTGGATCTTTACCTGTGCATTTCCGTCGATTGTTTCCGAGCCAGAAGCGGCAATCACTATATTTTTTGTCGATGCCACGCCCTGTATATCCTTGAAGACTAGGGTTGCTCCCTGCCCCAGCACGCTGGCTGCGGGCAGACTAGCGGTTATGTGACTGGCGTTCCCGGAAACTGCTAGATAATAAGAGCCCAGTTCAACGTTAAAGTCTGTACTCAACACCTGCGTGTTGTGTCTTACGGTACCCAGTAGGATGGCTGTATTTGAGACGGTAACATCCCCAGCTCCGTTGATCTGAAATATCGGACTCTTTGTGTCCGACTTGGTTGAAAATATGATCCCAGAGTCCGAGCCGCTTAGATCGAGTACCGCGTCAGGAACTAACGTATTAATTCCGACCCTCTTCGCGGAAGAAGAGACAAATAGGGTACTGTCTGCAACAGATCTATTATTGTCATCGCCAACAAAAAGACACCCTTTATCTAAATTTGGTGTTGCATTCGTGCGACCAGATCCACCAACTTTTATCTGACTATCTCCGCCGCCGCCGTTTCGAACAACTGATCCGATATTTTGCAATAAATTACCCTGCCCAGCTGGAGCAGTGTTAGTCAGACTGCCAGACGTGCCACCAGAACCAGTTTGAACGAATAAAGTGGATCCTTGAGTAAATGTCTCACCTGGAAATAGAGTGCCTAAGTTAAGATTCCCTACCGAGCCGAAGGTTACAATTTGAACGTTTGCACTTTGCGCAACGGTTGAGTCCGCAATGCCAAAAGCTGGCATTTTGCTTGGGTCATCTGCAGCTGCGAGTGCCACCGTCGGGGTCTGACCCTGGACGCCGTTAATATAGACAACTTGACCTCTTGTAATAGTCGCGCCCTCATCGTTTACTGCATCAAACCGAACAGAGCCTTCTAGATCACCAATCACCTCCTCTACATGCAGTCGGCTCCATTGTAGATCTGTTGATCCAAGATCGTTAGTCAGCGTAATACTTGGCACAATATTAACTGACGATGTAATCGCCGATCCAGAAACAATAAACCTTTGCTGTCCATTTGTTTTTATCGCAACAAAGTCATCTTCGAAGTCAATTTGGGTGTCCAGCGGATCTGACTCATATTTAATATCGCCGTGTTGTTGTGGTCCTTTCGAGCTATTGTAAGCCATTCTTATTCTCCATTATTTTTTAAGTACCTCTTCCGCCAATAAGCCACCAGCGATCGCCATCGGATTGAAAAGTTCTTGTTGAATAGTTCATCTTAATTATACAAGTGTCCGATAAATCGATTGGTCCCTCATCACAAGAAACCTCAACTACGCCGGCTGCACTCTTATATTTATCTGAGTTGGTTTTTTTGATTATCAATATTCGTCCGTGGCTGTTTTGGGCTGGCGGGAGCTTGACTTTCATCACTTTGTTCTTTGCTACATCGCACAAAACTGTGTAATCTTCTTTCTGTATTTCGTAGACTGGCGCATCAATCTTTTTGATGTTGTGGTGTACAGAACCCTCGCAAACAAATTTGCTATCTATTTTTAGATTGTCTGCCTGAATCTTACCATCGACCTTCAGTAAATTTGCTGCGGGGTCATATGTGAGGTTAACCGACGATTCAAATTCGCGCGCACCCTTAAGCTGCAACTGCCCCTTGGTTCCTGCGGCGCGGGGTACCTTCGCCTTAATATAGCTATCGTATAAGTTTCTTAGCGTGGTGCTATTTGTGGAGCCTCTAGAAATGTCTTCCACGATCAATAAATCATTGTCTGATAGATTTTGACCCTGTGAGTTTATTTTCTCTGCTTTTGATGGCTCGATGCAAAGCTTGCGGTCCTTGATTGACAGTGCCGAAGATTTCAATAGGTTTAGCTCTATTCCTTCGATTTCGTCGCACCTAAGACCTTGACCTGTCTTAACTTGCAGCGCATCCCTTATGCCAACCAGACCAGGACCGCTCTTTATAAAACGCGCTGGAATGGATTCCGTAAACTTATCTGCCGGCAGATCTGATAGTTGGCTAGCTGAGCCTTCAAATAAGCCTGCTGCAATTTTCTTGGCTTGCAATTGCTCGCCATCATAAGTCAAGTCGTGATAAGATCGAGCGCCGGTCTCTTGATCACAAACCAAGAGACTGTTTTGTGAGCCACCTTTAATATTCGTAATCGCAACATCTTTCATCGTCGCGCATGGACTTTGTGCGTCGGTGTCATAAAAGACACTAGCGCTAATAGTATTTTTAAATACTTTGACTCCTCCGATCTCCTGATCGCCATACTGATCAACAGATCCTTCTACGATACCTTTTAATACATTATACGCCATTATATTCCTCTACTCTCATAAATAGATCTTTGTTTTCTTTATCTCCCTATAAGTAGCAAGCAAAAAAAAGGATGCCCCTCTTGCGAGGGGCACCCAGTAGTATTAGATTGTCCTAGTCGGAACAAAGTTTAGACTAGAAGAGTCTCCAGAGATCACTACCAGCATCAACACAGACCATAGAAACGGCTGCATATGGTGACTCAAGAACGATAGCGGTCTCGCCATCGACTGTTGCACCCTGGATTGTAACGGTTAGGGTGGAACTGCAGTTAGCAGGAGCCTTAACCTGAACGATGTCACCGGCTTCGCCTGGGGCTGGCATCGTCAAGACGCGAGCAGCAGTCAAAGCAGCGGATCCGTAGTTGAAGCCCTCAGAGAGAGCAGCATCGGCATCACCGTATGCGACTGGTGCAGTCGCGGAATCAACAGAAAGCTGTCCGGCGGCGGAGATACTAAGACCAGCGCCAGCGACAGACGACTTGAGCTTGAGACCACCAGCGTCAACCTCAAAGGAGGTGGAGCCAGAAAGCAACATTGCAGCCTGGAACACGCCGGTACCAGCGTCGTAGCTCATGTCGATGCTGTTTGTGTCAGCAACGCCGAAGTGAGCACGAGTCTCAGAAGCAGACGGACCAGTGTATGTGAACACACCGCTGCCGCTGTTGTAAGCAAAAGAACCATCACCACCAGCGTCTGTAGCAGACACCGAAGCGCGGGAACGCACGTCTGTGTAGTAAAGGTTTGTCTCTTCTGGAACGTCAGCTGTGCTGACCTGACCTGCGCCAGTTCCCCAATCAATGTGGGAATCCTTGACACCATCAGCCTTGAGGCGTAGGGTATCAACGTTGATCTCGATACCAGAATCATCGACGAGAACAGCTAGAACCTCGGAAGTGAATCCGATACCAGCACCAGCGACGGAAGAGTCTAATCTCATCACACCAGCGTCGTCAGCTAGAGCAGTACCGCGCTGTAGCTTGTCGGCAGGGATGTTGCCGGAAAGCATAGAAGCGGTAATACCAAGAGCCTTAACACGAAGTGCGTCGGCATTTGTCTCGATAGAAGAATCATCGACGTTGACAGCTAGAACTTCAGAAGCGAAGCCAAGACCATCGCCAGCGGCGGAAGAATCTAGTCTCAGTACTCCAGCATCATCATCTAGTGCTGTGCCGAGACGTAGCTTGTCAGCAGGGATATTGCCGGAAAGCATAGAAGCGGTGATACCAAGAGCCTTGACGCGAAGCGCATCAGCGTTTGTCTCGATAGAAGAATCGTCAACGTTGACAGCTAGAACTTCAGAAGCGAAGCCAATGCCGTCACCAGCGACGGAAGAGTCTAATCTCATCACGCCAGCGTCGTCAGCTAGGGCTGTGCCGCGCTGTAGCTTGTCGGCAGCAATGTTGCCAGAAAGCATGATGTTTGTGATCTTGCTGTTACCGATGGATATAACGCCAGCGTTCAATGTAGCGTCACCGCTCATTGAAACGTATGCTAGGTCAGTTCCGTCAGACTGTAAGAACTGGTGGGCGGAGCCCACAGATAGGGCAGCTGGGTCACCAGAAGCATCACCGTGAAGGATAGAACCGCGAGCGATTCCAGCCATCTTGGCGAGAGTAACACCATTGTCCTTGAGACGTAGTGAATCCGCGTTGATCTCGATACCACTGTCATCAACGTTGACAGAAGCGATACCGGAAGACCAGCCAAGACCAGCACCAGCGATAGAAGAAGAAACGGAAATTAAGACATCGCCACTGTTGTCGAAGCTGAAGGCAGCGATACCTTCGCCCTGAGATGCTGAGAACTCTGTTAGTCCCTTAGCGACACCACTAAAAGAGACATCACCAGTGACATCCAACGTGCTGCCGTCGAATCTTAGGTTAGCGGAATCCTCAATCTCACCGGAAGTGCCAGCAAGTGTGACGCGACCAGCTGTGAGATCGGAAACAGCTAGGGAAGTTAGGGAACCGACGCGGGAAGCGTCGATTGCGGTGGTACCAGCTATCTTGAGTGCGCCGGATTCGGTGATGTCTACATCACCCTCCTGCTCTAATGCGCCACTTAAGACTGCTTGTCCAAATTGAAATTTATAAGCCATGTTTAAAAACCCTCCATGTTGTAGTTTTTGAATAGCATTGAGCAGACGTACCTATCCAAACATAATCTAGATAAAAAAGCACCGACTGCTCGACTATAACTAGAGCTTTCGATTTATAAGATTCTTAGCAGATATAATATTTGTCGATCCCGTTACAATAAAGGTGGATCGATGCATAAGGTGATTCCAAAATAACCGAATTTTGACTGTCGATTGTTTGCGATCCTGAAGCCAATATGGTCACACTGTTCGTGTGTGCTGCTCCACCCTCATCCTTAATAACATAAGTCTGACCATCTTGCAAGGCTCCCGCATTTGGCAAGCTGATACTAACCGGAGAGGCAGCTGTATTAACTCCAATATAGTAATCAGAAGTCGAGGCTGTCAGCGAAGCAGATGTATGTATTCTATTCAGTTTTAAGCCGCCATTAATCTGCAGGACGTTAGAAGCAAACACTAGCTCCGAAGACCCACTAAATTCTCCTGAGCCGACTTGAATCTGCAGAGACCCTACTGGACCGGTTGCGGGATAACTGACTCCAGCAGATTGGCTTACATTTGTCCAACCTCCTCCAGCGTTCTTGTACTGTATTGTCCCCACATTATCTCGAATGCCGTATCCCACGCTCCCAGTTGTCTCCCCCCAGTTTAAGTATGCAGAAGAAGCAGATAGATGTATTCCCCCACTCACCACTACATCTGCGCCAAATTGCGCGCCAGCAGAGGCACTCAAATCTCCCGCTATGCCTAATTGACTGCCATCAAAAGTAAGGTTACTTTCACAAGCTAGCGCGTTAGCATCTCCACCTACATTAATAACTAAAGCGTTATCTGTTGCATTCGATAGGCGCGGTATGTTTATAATATCTGCGCCATCAGATGTACTCAAGTTGCCAGATACGATTGGAATTATCATCTGACCATTCCGGTCGTGCCTAGGCATCAGAGCATTCGGCTGCATGACTGTTCCTGACAGATTATTGTATGCCACGTGCTGTATCTCTCCTTTTATTAACTAGAAGACAAACCAGTTTGCGCCGTTAGAATATAAACTAATGGCTGGCATAGTACCGGTGAGTACATAAGATGTTGAACCATCGATCGTGTACCCTGTCGAGGCAGTTAGTGTAATATTTGCTCCTCCTCTTACTGCCACCTCATCCTTCACTAGCAATATAGATCCAGAATTATAAGATGAGGCGCTCGGGATCAAGATCTGCACGTTAGCAGCGTTCTGTACTCCCAATATATATGTTGGAGTGCTGGCTGTATAAGCTGTCACTGTTACCGCTTCATATAAAACATTAAGCCCCTGAACTGTCGTTGCTTGTGTCGCAGTGCTTACACTGAATAATGGAGAAGATGCACCAGATAAAGAGATTGACATACTTCCTGTTCTGGTATGTACGTCGTCGTCAGTGTTTCCAAAGCGAGTAGATCCACTCGCGTCGATCTCCGTAACATCTTTAATGTGATAGTGGCTCGCGCTAATCGTACCAGATACTACCAAGGTCCCAGAGAGAACAATCGTGTTTGGATTATAGCTGCCAAAAGAAGCAGTATAATATATTAAGTTACTCGAACCGCTAGTGGAGTTGGTTCCTGTGAGAAACTGTAGGGATCCAGTGGGTCCGGCAGCTTGACCACTACCACCACCAGAACCCGAACAATCTACATAAGCCCATCCAAAAGCCATTGTCTACCCAACCCCTACGGATCCCGACCACGAAGTGCCAAGATCAGTGTTAACTCTCTGTGGTAGTATCGATGTTAATCCAGCCACAACACTTGTGGTGTTAGCTCCTCCGCCACGTAGGTGAATTTCAGATACCTTGATCTCTATTCTTCCTGTCGATCCGCTAACCGGAACCTCAAAATAGTTTGTAGCGGTCAATCCAAGATCGGAGAAGCCCACTTTTAAGACTGAAGGTCCCGTGTTGATAACTTCGAACCATCGAGAGACATACGGAAACTCAATCTTTGTGTTTGCTGATGTTGCGTCGATAGAGCCGGTGGCGAATGGGGTGCCACTTGTTTGATATGCCGGAACGTGATTTAATCCCACGTGAGACTCTTGGGATCTGATGAAACTGCTGGCCATATTAAAACTCCAATGATTTAGTATTTACATTATAAATAGTCATTTATTATTTCTATTACGCCTTTCTTTCGCTCTCGTCTGCTTTTGCTCATCGCTCTTGCGTAGGCGCTCGGCTCGTATGCGTTTTTCACGCTTTTTAATTGAAGGTTTCTTATAGTTTTTTCTATCTCGACACTCTTCGATAA